TAGATGAGATTTAGAAGTAGATACAACCCAAGCAGAACAAGCCCTAGAGAAAACAGAAGGGCTTGTTTGTGTAAAAACGGAAAGTATAGTCGTAAGTGCTGTAAGGGAAATATGATCAATCAAGGCATAGGAAATATCTATGGTGAGGCTGATCTTGGTAGCGGTGTTTGGTATGGATATATAATTGAAAGTTGTGACGACCAACATACGCATCATATTCATGTTCATGACAATCCACTAGAGATTGGTAAAATATACTTCTTTACGCTTGAGAATGGACACAATGAATGCTATACAGTAACAGAGGAAAAGCAATCTGAAGGCTTACACACAGAGAGTGTGTCTGTTGCTTATGCAAGTTGCGCTGAATGTCAGGCAGCTAACCCATAGTTGAAAATACAACAGAATAAGTAATCAATAGTTAACCTAATATAAATTAAGTATTTATGAAAGCAAGTGAAATTGTAGAAAAACTACGATCAGTCTTACTTTCTACTGAAGAGCCACAAGTTGAGCCTGTAGAGGAGCAAGTAGAAATGGCTGCTGAGGATTTGGAAGTTAAAGACGCTGAAGAACTAGCCGTAGATGGTGAAGAGTCACCTGAAGAAGCTCCTGTAGAGGAGGCTCCTGAGGAGATGAAATATGCCACTAAAGAAGAGCTAGAGTCTGCTGTTGCAGAAATGAAGGCCATGTATGAGGCCATTATAGAGAAGATGGGTTCTGAGGAAATGGAAACAGAGGTTCCTGCCGAAGAATTATCTGCTCAAGAGCCTGAGCAAGTTGACTTGTCTGCTGACGAGCCTGCTGCTGAGCCTTTAACACACTCGCCTGAAGCAGATGAATCTCCAAAGATGAGTTTCTTCAAGCAAAACAAACCTCGCAACACAATGAGCGTGGTTTACGAAAAAATGTTTAATAAGTAAAATAACAAATAAAAATGGCTACTACTACTAGTATTACTACAACCTACGCAGGGGAATTTGCTGGACAGTATATTTCTGCTGCACTTCTTTCAGGTAAGACCCTGAACGAATCTGCGATTGGTATCAAACCAAACGTAAAGTACAAAGAAGTTATCAAGAAAGTTGATACTTCAGGATTAATCGCTAACGCAACTTGTGACTTCACCGATACAGGAAGCGTAACATTAACTGAGCGTATTCTTCAGCCTGAGGAGTTCCAAGTAAATGTTGAGCTATGTAAAAAAGACTTTAGATCTGATTGGGAGGCTATTCAAATGGGTGTTGGTGCATTCGATCAACTTCCTCCAAAGTTTGCTGACTTCCTTATCGCTCATGTAGCAGGTAAAGTTGCAGAGAAAACAGAGCAAAACATTTGGGGTGGTGTAAACGCTACTGCTGGTGAGTTTGATGGATTCTCAGTTCTTATGGCTGCTGACGCTGACGTTAATGACGCTGCTAACGGTTCTGAAACTTCTTTCACAGCTTCTAACATCGTTTCTCTGCTTGAGAACACTTTAGATTCAGTTCCTTCAACTGTTTATGGTCGTGAGGACTTAACTATCTATGTTCCAACTATCGCTTACAAAGCATACATCCGTTCATTAGGTGGATTTGGTGCTTCAGGATTAGGTGCAGCAGGGGTTAACTCTCAAGGGTCACAATGGTACAGCAACGGAAACGCTTTATCTTTTGATGGTGTTAAAATCCAACATGCTCCAGGAATGCCTTCTGACCACATCATCGCTGGTGAGGCTTCTAACCTTTACTTCGGTACTGGTCTATTATCTGACCACAACGAGGTTAAAGTTATTGATATGGCTGACCTTGATGGTTCACAAAATGTACGAGTAATCATGCGCTTTACTGCTGGTGTACAGTACGGTATCGGATCTGACTTAGTGTTATTAACACTAGCATAATAAATTAATTAATAACGAAGAAGGGTAGGTGAGCCAAGAGCCTGCCTGCCCTTTTTTAATAATAAAAACTTAACTATGGCCTGCACATTATCATTAGGAAGAAAAGAGCCCTGCAAAGATGTAGTTGGTGGTATCAGAGCAGTATATTTTGCTGACTTTGGTGATCTAGGTGCTATCACCTACGATGCTACTGACACAGATGTAATTACTACATTTGGTAGTGCTCCTTCTGTTTACGAATACGAAGTTAAAGGAACATCATCTTTTACACAGAATATTCAAGCTAACAGAGAAAACGGAACTACTGCTTTCGAGCAAGTATTAGAACTTACCCTACACAAACTTACTAAGGAAGATCACAAAGAGTTAAAGCTATTAGCCTTTGGTCGCCCTCATGTTTTAGTAGAGGACTACAATGGCAACGTATTTGTTGCTGGATTAGAGCACGGTATGGATGTTACTGGAGGTACTATTGTAACTGGTGGTGCTATGGGAGATTTATCAGGATATACTCTTACCTTAACTGGTATGGAGCGTAAACCTGCTAACTTCCTTGCTCAAGGTGACAACGGTCAGGATTCAATTACTGACACTACTGCTACTATTACTGCTGGTACTAACTCTTAAGAATAGTATCACTGAAAAAAAGAGAGGCCCTGTAAGGCCTCTTTTTTTTGCTCAATAAAAAACAAAAACATAGGTAGTTAGTTATCCTATTGTGATACGATTAAGACCTATACAAACAGAGCAAACATTTAGCATTATTCCCTCATCGTTTGAGGCTGCTGATCTTGACCTATGTTCAATAACTCTTACAGAAAACGGTACAAGTAAATCAGAAAGTAATGTTACTTTTACATGGGAGGTTTCTTCTAATGGAAACTACATTGAGGTCAGCATGACACCAACCATAACATTCAAGGAGGATCAAATATATGCGTTTGAGATGGCAACGTCTACAAATGTTTTCTATAGAGATCTGATCTACATAACAAGCAAAACAAATAAAAAAGAGATATTCTCATTCCCTGAGCGATACACAGAACGTAACGATGGTAATGACGAGTATATAGTATTGTAATATGGCTAAGAACAGAGTAAGATTAGTAAACATGCCACAACAAACCAAGACCTATAAGAATAGTGTTAAGGTGGTTAACTTAAGTGGTTACCAGTCACCTGAGGTGATTGAGGATGACAGAAAAGATTGGGTGCTTTACCTAGCAGGTGATGATGGACAAGATTATTTCGAGTCTTTAATAGAGAAGTATCTAGGCAGCCCAACTAATGCTTGTTGTATCAATGGTATCACAGAGATGATCTATGGTAGAGGTTTAGATGCACTAGATAGCAAGGAAAAGCCTGAGATGTATGCTAAGATGAAGCTGCTTCTTAAGCCTTCTTGCATGCGCAAGCTAGTCAATGACTATAAGTTATTAGGACAGGGCGCTGTACAGGTTGTTTACAATAAGGCTAAGACTAAGATCGTTCAGGTACGTCATTTCCCAATGGAAACATTGAGAGCTGAGAAGGCTAAGAACGGTAAGTGTGAGGCATATTACTATCATCCAAAATGGTCAGAACTAAAACCTAGTGACAAACCTAAAAGAATTCCTACATTTGGTAACGGCTCTAAAGGTGAGGCTGTTGAACTTTATATATTCAAGCCTTATAAGTCAGGATTTTACTACTATGCTCCTGTTGATTATAATGGGTGTCTTCAGTACGCTGAACTTGAGGAAGAGGTTGCAAACTACCACATCAACAATATACAGAATGGCTTACAGCCTTCGTTATTGGTAAACTTTAATAATGGTATACCTAACGAGGAAACTCAGGAACTTATAGAGAGAAAGATATATGATAAATTTAGTGGAAGCTCGAATGCAGGCAAATTCATACTTACGTTCAACGAGTCAAGTGAGGAGCAAGCGACTATTGATCCAATTCATCTACCTGATGCGCATGCTCAATATCAGTTCCTTGCTGATGAGTCGAGAGAGAAGATAATGTTAGGACACAGAATTGTGTCACCTATTTTACTTGGTATCAAGGACAACACAGGATTTGGTAACAATGCTGAGGAGTTAAGAACTGCGTCTATTATTATGGATAACATGGTGATCAGACCATTTCAACAGCAACTTACTGAGGGCCTTGAGGAGATCCTTGCGTTTAATGATATTTACCTTAACCTATACTTCGTAACACTACAGCCAATTGAATTTACAGAACTTGACAACATCTCAACCAAAGTTAAACGAGAAGAAGAAACAGGAGAGAAACTGTCAAGCCAAGTGCCTGAAGAAATGCAAGATCTGTCAGATGAAGAAATGAGTGATCTGTTTGAGCAGTTGGAGGATCTAGGAGAGGTAATCTCTGATGATTGGGAACTGGTGTCTACAGAGAGAGTAGATCTAGCAGATGCAAGCAAGCAGGACAACAAGGGTTACAAGGTTCGTTACGCATATATGCCTATGAGAAAGTCACCTGATAGCAGACAATTCTGTCAGCAGATGGAGGCCTTGACAGAGAAGGATGTAGTATACAGGCTAGAGGACATCAACCAAATGTCTTTCAGGGGGGTAAATAAAGAACTAGGACATCAAGGTAGAAACTACTCTCTGTTCAAGTTCAAGGGTGGTAAAAACTGTCACCACTACTGGGAGAAAAGAGTATATAAAAAGAAAACACAAGTAAGCGAAGATGAAGCATTAGCTGATGGTTACACAGCGCCAAACAACCCAAGCGAGGTTGCTGTTGCACCAAAAGACATGCCAAACAAAGGTGCTTACCCAACAACTAAGTAATTATGGCAAACAAGGCACTATTTGTAAGCATAGCGGACATTAAGAAGAAGTCAATCATTAGTGGTAATGTAGACCCTGATAAGATCGTGCAGTTTGTTGAGGTCGCTCAAGACACACACATACAAAACTATCTAGGTGGTAAGCTATATAAGAAGCTACAACAATTAATCGTAGATGGCGAACTAGACGATGCAGGAAATAGCGATTATAAGACGCTTGTAGACACTTATATCAAGCCAATGCTAATATGGTTCACCCAAGCTGATTATCTTCCATTTGCAGCCTTCTCAGTAGGCAATGGAGGCGTCTATAAGCATCGTTCAGAGAACAGCGATAATGTTTCTATGGATGAGCTGAATATGTTAGCAGCTAGAGCATTAGAAACTGCTGAATTTTACACTCGCAGATTCATGGATTATATGGATCACAACAGCACACTATATCCTGAATACACTAGTACAGCTAACGAAGATATGAACCCTGATAGGGATGTTAACTTCGGTGGAATCTATCTTGGATAAGAGAGGTAAATACAAACCAAAAGAGGAAAACGTAAGAAAACTATTTGCATTCCTCAAAAAGATAGGCGAGTTGGAAGACTCGTCTATTGTTGTATCTAACAATAAAAAGAATAAATAATGGCGGTTGACGTTTCTAAAATACCCAATAATAATAAGTTTGACCCTGTTAGAGAGGCTATCCTGCAACTTCAGACTGATATTGAAGATACAGGTAATACCATAGGAAATGGTACGCTGACTATTGGTACTAGTGGTTCTTTAAGTGGTAGCGGTACATTTACTGCTAACCAAACAGGTAATTCTACAATCACTATTGGTATTGATGATTCAGACTATCTTTCTTTGTCTGATACAGGAACACAAACGCTTTCAGGAAGTTTATCTTTAGTAAATATTACCCTTTCAGGGTATCTGCGTGGGCCTTCTACTTTTGTTATTGACCCTGCTACTCACGGTGACGATACAGGTACACTTGTTATTGCAGGTAACTTACAAGTAGATGGTACTACAACTACAATCAATTCTACTACGCTTACTGTTGATGATAAGAACATAGTTATTGCTAGTGGTGCTGCAAATGCTTCTGCTGCCGATGGTGCAGGAATTACCATTGATGGTGCTAGTGCTACTTTAACATACGTTAGTGCTAGTGATAGATTTAGGTTCAATAAAGATGTTGAGGCAGATTTAATAGGTAACGCTTCTACAGCAACTACAGCAAGTAGCGCAGGTAGTGCAGATACATTAACTACAGCAAGAAACATTGCTGTTGATGGTGCGGTAACTGGTAACGCTGACTTTGATGGTAGCGGTGATATTACAATTACTACAAGTGTAAACCATAACCACGATGACCGTTACTATACAGAAACAGAATCTGATAACAGGTTCGTTAATGTAGATGGTGATACAATGACTGGTTCATTGACTATTGATGATAGTCTTACTATCACAGGAATTACTAACAACTTATTGATTGACGAAATTGCAGATGGCACTTGGCATATCTACGATACGTTTCAAGATAACGGAATAAAGATTTATTCTGGTACTGGAGGTATTGAATTTCAGTATAATGGAGTAACTGAAATGACGATTGATGGTGGTGGTGTAACCTTTAATGGTACGGTTGATTTGTCTGATGCTAGCTTAAATATTGGTTCGGCAGATGTTATTTTTGGAATTGATGCAACAGATACTGGTGCAAGGGGTCTTATTTGGAGCTTTGACGCTGATGGCAATGGTACGGCTTCATACATTGGATATATTCGTGCAGGTGGTACGTTAGTAGGTGAAGTATTGCAGTTCAATATAAATTCTAATGGTACAGTTACTGGTAGCGATTCAATCTATGAATTTAAAAATGGCGGTACAGATGTAGTTACTATTGGTGCAGATGGAAGTGTAACGACTGGCAGAATTACAATAGCAAATAATGCTAGTACTGGTGGGTTTAGTAACGCTTCAGACTTTCAGATTTTATTATACGATACTGGAACGGTAACTAGAAACTACGGAATAGGCATTGAAAGTAACACGATGATGTTTAATAGCGATGACAATTATCGCTTTTATGTAGACAACGCAGTTGTATCTACTATAAATACTGATAATACTATTGTAAATGGAAACATTCAATCCCTTTCGCAGATTCGTGCAACTGGTTGGTATAATACAGAAACAGGTTCACAAGGTGATTTAGCATTTGAAATAGGTGTTTCGGCAGGTGTATCACACGCTATTTCGTATAATAGAAATACGTCAAGTTATGGTGATATTACTTTTGCAGCAGTAAACTTTAATTTTGAAGAAAAAGGCGGTACAACTACTATTGCAAACAATGAAATTTGGCACGCAGGAAACGATGGCGCAGGTTCAGGATTAGATGCTGATACAGTTGATGGATTACAAGCAAACCAATTTTTACGCGCTGATACAAACGATGAAAAAACTGGTTGGTTAAAAGTTTATTCAGCAATCGGCGCAGGTGATAACGTAAGAACTGGAATAGCGCATTACGATACAACTGCAATGGCGGAGGGTGTTGGTGGTCAGTTGGTGGTTGGATATAAATATACAAGCGCAGGGGATTATACTGAAGGTGCCATAATTAAAATGTTTAAAGAAAATGGCACAAGTGATGAATATGGTTCAGGCTTAAAATTTCAAGTTAGAAATCACGCTGAAGATTTAAATACCAAAATGCGTTTATCGCCTAGTGGAAAATTATCACTTGGTGATAGCCCTTACAATGGAGGTGTTTATGCTTTTAATTCATCAACAGAAGAAGATGATAACTGGGGAATGGAAATTTCTTGGTCAGGCTCACCTTCAACAGATTATCATACTAAACTAAAATACTATCCTGTTGCAGGTGAAAATAGGGCTGCTGGTATTTGGAACAGTCAGCTTAATAAGTTTTCGCTTTATTCAGATTCTAATACAGAACCTAATATTATTGTTCCATACGGAAAACTGGGTGTTGGTCAAGAAAGCCCCTATATGAAACTTCACGTTGTTGGTGATTCAGGGGTAAATAACGGTTCTTTCTTTCTTGGTAATACTTCAGGTGGAAATAGCGCAATGCAATTCTACAAATCTGGTGCTGATTTAAGAATATACAGAAACGAAGGTTCTTTTGGTGGTAGTTATACTGCTGACAATGTAAATCTTCAGATTTATAGCGGTTCTACTTATTCAGTAAATATCGCAGGAAATGGAACCACTTATTTTAATGGAGGGAACGTAGGAATCGGCACGACTTCGCCTACTGGAACTTATGGTAAACTTTCTGTTGCAGGAGGAATTTCAATACTTGATGATAATAATGCTAAACTTGAAATAGGTAGATATTCATCAGGTGCGCCAAACGCTTATATTAAATTAGGTGCTAATGCTAATTCATTACGCTTTACAAACAATACAGATACTGCTGATTTATTTACAATAACTAACGGCGGAAACGTAGGAATCGGAACGACTTCGCCTTCTGAAAAGTTGGAAGTAAACGGAACTATAAAGTTAGGCGGATATAGTTACATTGGAGAAGATTTATCTGATTTAGATAGTTTAACTATTGCTTGCGACCATACCGAATCAATACACTTCGCACATAAAAACGGTGGTACTTATACTACCAAAATGATTCTAAATTCTAGTGGCAACGTAGGAATTGGAACGGCTTCGCCTAGTAAAAAACTTCATATAAAATCTTCTGACAACGAAGGTATCTT